CTAATGTGATTAATGCAACGTTATCTCTGAAAGTGGTAAGTGGTTTATCTCTAATAATATTTTTATAAGCATAACGTATATATAAGGAATTGGATACACTATTGATAATGACCGTTAAAGGTGTTCCAGATGAATTACCACCAAAAAATTGGATAACATCACCATTCATGTTAGTAACGGGAAAAGCAATATCTGTGGCTATTCCACGTATTATTAACTTGTCCTCATAAGATAAGGGTTCATGTGTTTCCATTAATTCTTGCAATACATAAAAATCACATCTGATAAGGGCAGCAGGCATATTTTTATCATATGCTGAATAATCACCAGCTATCATATTATTCTCACCATAGGTACATAAATAATTCTTTAATGCACCCCAATCTTGAGAGTAACAATTCATACCTACAGCACATTCACTAATAAAATTATTCTTCATTATAGCCCGAGTTATCTTCAAGAATTTCATTCTTACAATGATACTAAAAGCTACGTCACATGCGGTGAAAATACGTGTCTTACCGATATCTCTCTTGGATTGTTTGATAGCCTCGTCCTTCAGGGTTGCGTTGAATAATACACATGCTCTTTGACCTAACTTATAACATTCAATAATTCTCTCCATTACATCAACCACTTCTGGATTGGGCATGAAATACTCCTCACCTGTTTCCAAGTCTATCTTTGTATGGAAATATTGACTCTTAGCACCAGGAAAGAACATACCACCTGAAGTACTCATAGGTAGAATGTTTACAAAGGAATCGCCATGTATACCATTAACTGCCACACGCACATCAACAGGTCCACAATCTACCAACCATCCTGTGTCTCTCTTTAGATCTGACACATAGGCTGTAGCACATTCAAGGAGATCAATTGATGAGAAATGAGGTGTTATATTAGCTTGATCTTCTGCAGCTACTGAAAAAGGATTATACCATTTGCCATTAATAACCTCTGGTACCATTAATGGAGGCACGAGAGTGTTATGATAATTGAAAGTAGTACATATCTTATCATGTATGATGGATCGTTTAACTTTAGAAGAACTAGTAACTCGTCCTCCATAAGAACCTAATGGTAAAGCAAAACCTTGAACCCAATGGTGAACACCTTTTGATTCATGTGGTTTCATTAATCTTCCACTTCGTTTGGATCCTTTCTCAACAATAGAGAAATCAACATATTCAGACATGGCTAGCACTGGTGTTTCACGTTCCAAGATGTTTTGTGATAATTGTGTGATTATCATCCGGGAACTTGACCCACCTGGTGTACCAGCACAATGAATACCCGATATATAGTACCCACCCATAGCTTCAGATATAACTACACTTCCACAATCACCACGCAAGGGGTGTCTATCCAAACGCTTGGCGTTCATAAAATCTCCACGTATGGATTTACCATAATCAGTTTTGTAATCAACAGTTGTCATTCCAGTCGATTCACCATGTCCTAGAATATCTGTACGAGGATCAAAAATCAAAAAATTTCTTCCACTCTTATCCACCTTCTTAGGAAAAAATTGGAATAAAGATTTACGAGGTAGAATACCAGCACAACTAAACATAACCAAATCATTGGATAAGAACATTAATTCCTTCTTCTTTAATAAAAAGCCATTCTGACTTTTCAAGGAATAACTACCATCTGCTACAGAGGGATAACTAGCTATACATTGCCATTCTTCTCCACTTAAGAAAATATGTGATAATGTGACATACCAACCCTCACGTACACTCAAAGCAGTTACTTCTTGTGTTTTACCGTTATGTTTGACAGCAATACGAAAAGTACCTCTTCTGAGGCTTGAACGTAACTCTTCTAAATTATTAGATTTATGAGTAGTTGGTAGTGTAAAGTCGATATTATTAGATGCTAAAATACTCCATATGTTCTTAGCAGATTGTGTCTCTAATGTTGGTCTCTTAAAATATTTATATAAATAAGATGCTAATACAGTAGCTAAAGTACAAGAACCAAAGATAGCAATGGCCTTACGACAATCAACAATTCTTCTATCTTCACGTTTGTTAAGACGTTCTCGAGCCACACGTAAATGATCCCTCATTGAATAATGTTTCATCACATCATCCATATACATATCAACAGGCAAGTTGTCAACACACCAATGAAGAACCTTACGTTTACATTTTGCACCAAATGTCTCTTTCTTCTTGGTAAAAATATTCATCCATGCTTGAGGTTCTAAAGTACATTGCTTACAGTTATAATAAGAAAGGACATCATGTTCACATACATCTACATCCTTAGCTACAACATTACTCGCCAACATGACTTCACTGGATTTCTCGTGTTTGAGAGCCTCCTTTACAAGAAATGTTGACAATTCAGCACCAGACATCAAACCACCATCAGCCCCTGGTATAATAACTCTGTGTGTTACTACTTTCTCACTTCCAAGATCACCTCTAACTATTAATTTGATCTTTTCAACTCTGAAATCCCAGGCATCATGAACTACTGTGTCTAATTTCTTCATCATACCAGTTTCTTCATCTACATACTCTGGTTTCAATATAGGTTGTAGCACAATAGGAAAACGTCTCAACACTGCAGACTCTTCAGCTACAGCATGAGAAGCATTTAAATTCTTAGTATTAGTGGTGGCTATAACCAATTTTGGAATCAAGGGAATGGTTCCTTTGTCCTGTAAATCAGCTTGATTAGTCGCTATACCAACAGTGTTAACCACATCAATAATTTCATTAATGGATGTGATCTTACCAGCAGCAACATGTTTTACATGTTCACGACCTATATCATCTAATAATATACACCATTGTTGAGCTCCTTTGTAACCACTCCAGAAATCATCTTTCACATTAAAAGTATACATATTCTTTTGTGGATCCCAAAGTAAATCAGGGTAAATGTTATGTTTCACCATACCTCGTTGGTATATAGTAGCTACTGTTTGTACGACAGCTGACTTACCAATACCAGGAGTACCATATATTAAAACAGAAAAAGGTGGTTTACGATTACTTGTAACGTTATGTTCTTTAATAAGTCGTAGTCGAACATCCATCAAAGTTTTCCACAATGGTCCTATTTCCTTACCGTATGATTGAAGAAGATTGGCTCCACGAGCAGATAAATAACCCATTTTTTCCAACACAGCTGGTGCAGAAAAAGTGGGGTTAGTGGCTTTCTCGGTTACTTCTAACATTACGCTTTCAAAATCTCGCATCCATTCTCTAACTTGTCTGTTTCTAACTAAAGCTGGCTGTAAAGATTTTTCAACAAAACATTCATAGCCAGTATTAGCAAATGAAACAATAAAGTCCAAACTACTTCTAATTAATTCAGGCGCTGTAGTGAATTTAATCTTACTACCTCTAATATTTATCAGATTATCTAAACCATATTCAGTAAAATTAAGACCAAACTTCTTGGTTAAGGGACATGTAATGATCCCCACTAAAACTCTAGTCATCTTTTGAGATAATTCACCAGTTGCAAGAATTTCCCAGGAATCAATAAATTCTGAAGGGAAACCACTTTGAGGTTCAAGAACACTCTTGGCTGGTAATCCTTTAAAAATGGTAGACATGAAAGTAACAACATCTGTAATATTGAAATAAACAGATAAAAGTCTCAGGCAAGAAAACACAACATTTGAAATGTGTGCAACCTTGCTATCACTCTGAAAATTATTAATATCTCGCCAAAAACCATACACATGAATTACCATGTTAACGTATTCTTGATGAGGTTGTAAGAATTTTGTAAAAGCTTTCATATCATCCCATGCTGGAAAAGGATTGTTATCAAAATTGAATGGATTAACTTTATCAAATATAACCTTATTGCCAGAAACTTCATTATTCAAGAATGCAATTTCCTGCTTACTAAACCAAGAATCAGGATCTTGGTCTTCATCAGTATCACTACCAATAATACAATCGGAGGTTACAGAGGATGCTCGATCACGATATTCAAAAGCATCTTTTGGTGTTACAACATTCATGTCTCTAGGATCTCTTGTTTTTGAAGATTTGCGTTGAGCATTTCTGGTAAAACTAGGAGGTGCTAAATGCTTATTGGGATCTAATTGTGTAATTGGAAGTGTCGGAGTTTTTGAATGTTTGGGTTTGGTATTAAAAATACGACGGGATGTTGTGGGTGTTAGTGTTGTGTTAGGTTTTAAAACTTTGGATTTGTGTCCATAGATGTCAATATCGACATCGAGATCTGGCAATTCATCACTGTCACTATCTCTAATATCAGAATCATCATCACTAGGTTCCAAATTTTTATGGGAATTAGCTAATGTTTTTAATATTCTCGTATTTCTACGCTTAAGTTCGCTATCTAAGCGTAGAGGTTCAGGAGTAAGGGTAACGCTATTGTTGCCAGATACGCTCTGTTGGGCGAGTGGTTTACCACCATTTTTAATTGAACAATCCATGTTGTTTCAACATAAAGCCTATTACAGCTAGTTAGTTTTAAATCCTTAAGACGAGTGTTACTAAC